GCCTCCGCCGCCTCCGCCGCTGCCTCGGCCCGCTCCGCCGCCGCGATGGCTGCGCGGATGACCTCGTCGAGGATGGAGCTGGAGACGTCCTCCACCTCGATCTCCACGTCGATGTCCGGGTCGTCGATGGTGACGGGCTCGCCCTCCTGGTCGTCGGTCCAGCGGACGAACGAGAAGACGGGCTTGTCGTAGGTCTTCGTCCGGCCGTCGTACTTGGCCTGGACGATCAGCCGGTTGACGCCCAGGTACTGCGGCTTGCTGGCCGCGTAAGTGCAGACGAGGCGCGTGTCGTCCGTCTCGCTGATGGACACGTCGCAGCGGCCAGCGATGGCCTTCTGCGCGTCCGAGTAGAGCCAGGCCTTGATGTCGGTCAGGTCCGGCCACGCGATGTGCACGCCGCCGTCCGACAGCCGCGTCCTCATCGTCACGTCCGCACTCGTGCGGAAATTCGGGAGGGTAATTGTACTCATGATTTACTCTTTGTTTGGGAGTGATACTATTGTCTCGCTCGCCACCGTAAGGACGGCGACGGGTAATGTCAGCGCAGTGATGCGGAGCGTCCCGGCGCCCAGGTCCCAGTCGTAGCCGACCACCATCGCCCAGACACCGTGCAACTTGATGAACACGGGCAGATAATTGCCCACATACTCCCCGTCATAATTGATGGCCCCCGTGATCTCGATGCGGGGGGCGGCGTGCTCCTTGGCATACGACAGCGCGACCAGGGACATATACTCCTTGTCGCTGTTGCTGCCGTCGCTGTAATACTCAGGCACGAGGTCGGCCGCCCGGAAGAAGACGCCGCGCTGGAAGTCCACCGAGATGAAGCCGCCCGGGGTCATGCGGCCGCCGGCGATCTCTATCTCTGGCGCCTCGCCTCGTGCGCCGTTGTCTATCACGATACGGTCCTCGTATCCGGCATTTCCAAGCGGCTCCACGATGATGTCGTAGATGTCCACGAGTGCTCCCTCGACGTTGATCGTGAGGAGCCCGGACGAGTCAGAGCCGACACCGGGGAGCTCGAGCACCACCTCTTCGCAGGCGTTGATGTCGTGCTCTTTGTTGAGGCTGTTGATGTAATACCGCTCGCTGTCAAGGTGATCCTCGTCCCATCCGTTCGTGGGGTCGTAGTATAATGTGTCGCCGCTTGCCGTGTCCGTCCAGCCGGCGTAAATCTTGAACCAAGGACGAGGCGGCGTCCGCCCTGACGGCGTGTAGAAACTGCTCGCCTTGATGGTCACCCGGAAGGATACCCAGAAGCTGCTGAGCGACACAGACGCCGCGAGCTTCCCGGTCTGCACCGTCGTCTGGGTGAGAAAGCGACCGAGGTGGTAGAATTGCCCGACGAGCACCCAAGAGGCTACGTCATACGTGTACCACTCGTCCTCGCGGACAGAGGGGAAGCCAGGCTTGACATGCCAGGGAACCTTGACGGTGACACCTTTCTTCGCCTGCGCCACCCGACGGGTGAGGTACCCGACCGGCCACAGAGTATCCGCGGAGCGCATCGAGCCGACCAGCTGACCCACGGGGAGGTAGTCCGTCACCGTAGGCTTGGCAAGGTCGCTGTCCGAGTACATGCAGGTGAGCATGCCGGAGGCGTCCAGCTGGATATCCGTCTCCCTGATGATCACCCAGCGGGTCCCATTATAGACGAGCACGCAGCGCAGTGTTGTGAGAAGGGAGGACAGCACGTCATAGCAGCTCTTTCCTTCCATGTAGTCGAGGTCGATTTTTATATTGTCCAGGAAGTCGGCCGCGGTATAGCCCCCGGCTACACGGAGCTGGGAGGCCGTGAAGAACCCGCCGTCCTCGATTACCGTCTTCTGGAGGAGGGCGCGCAGATGCTCCCGGACCGTCATGGCGCCGGAGGCCTCGAACGGGTACTCCTTGAGGACGCCGAGACCGTCGGTCGCCGTTATCCTCACGTCATAGGGCGGAGCGATGTCCGGCTCGCTGTAGATCTCCGTGGCCACGAAGCCCTCCCAGAGCAGGTCCCGGTAGACCCCGCGGTAGACGTAGATCTCAATCTTGTACTGAAGCGGGTCTGTCGTGTAGAGACTCACGTACTCCCCGTCTGTCTGGCACTCGAGCACGAGGTCGCAGGACGAGGCGAAGAAAGGCCGGGACTCCTGCAGCTTGATGACCGGGGCCTTGCCGAGCGGTCGGACCGTAGGGCTGCCGTCGTAATCCTTCTCCAGCAGGCGGACCTCATAGACCAGCCCGCCCTCGGACTCGAAGTTGAAGCGGTATTTTGTGTCGTATGCCATGCCTTACTTCGTGTAGTAGTCCTTCCGGTTCGCGTTGTTGATGACGGTGATGAGCTTGTCACCGTCCGCCTCCAGGGTGCCGGTGACGTAGACCTTCACCTCGCGCGTCTCGTAGTCGCCGGAGCTGGGGGAGTAGCCGCCCGAAGAATATCCGCCGCCTCCCGCGCTGTAGTCGCCCGACGCGACGGAGGACAGGGAGGACTTGACCGCGGAGCCGAGCGCCACGAGGGCGGCACCGGCGGCCACGGCCAGCATCCAATTCGTGGGATTCTTGAGGGCGGCCGCGATGCCTGACGATGCGAGGCCGGCGGAGATTGCGATCTTACCGATTGCGATGGCCATGTCACCGAAGGCAGACAGGGCCGCGTTCTTGAAGTCACCCCAGGCGTCCCCGCCCCCGACAAGGGTCCCGACAAGACTCCCGATGACATCCCCGACGCGGGTCGCCATGGACTCCACAAGGGACCGGACCTCGTTGGTGATGTCCTGGATCTTCTGGGTATCTGCCTTGAAGCCGATGCCCACGCGGATCTCACCGAGCTGGGCCGTGAAGACCTCGCGGAACCGGTCCGTGTCTTCCTTCCGCGGGAGTATGGTCATGCTGGGAGCCGTCACGCCGGGCAGGGCGAGATCCTTGCCCGCTGCTCCGGAGACCGGGCTCACCCACGCCCACTTCTGATGGACAGCGTCAATCTCCTGCTGGAGCTTCTTCTGCTGCTCTATCAGCTTGTTCATCCGGGCGATCTCCGCGTCCGTGGCCTTGCCGATGCTGTTCTTTATACGGAGCAGATTTGCCGTCTCCTGGTTGAGGCTGCGATCCACCTCGAACGCGCGCACCTGCTGAGCGAGCGTAGCATCGGCGGCCGCGACGCTGTCAGAAGCAAGCCTCGAGCGCTCCTGGTAAAGGACCGCGAGCTTGTTCTCCAGGTCCACGGTCATGACCCGCTTCTGCGCCAGCTTGTCCTCGATGTCGGCCATCGCCGCCTGCCGCTCGGCCGTGGTCCGGCTGGCGTCCTTGGCGATGAGCATCTTGTCCGAGATGTCCGCGCTGAGCCGGGCCAGCTCTACGGCCTGCTCCTTGCGCTTGCGCTCGAGGTCGTAGATATCATCGGTGAGCTGCTTGGCCCTCTCGGCGTTGGCCCCCGCGACACGGTACTGCTCCGCGCTGCCCTGCGCGTTTCCGACCGGGTTCAGGATCTTGCCCGAAGCGAAGAAGTCACTGATCACCGCCTTGAACTCACCGAAGGTCTTCTTGACCTCGGCCCCGAAATTGGCGAGGCCCTTTCCGGTGCCCTGGTTGAAGTCCCGGAGCGTCTGGCGGAACGTGTCGACATAGGCCGCCGTGGCCATCTCGATATTGGCACCGGCGACCGTGTTCTTGAAAGCGTCCGCCTCGGCGTTCAGGTTCTTGAACTCCGCGACGGCTCCGGCTATCCCGAGGCCTGCGATCGCCACACTGGCAGGGCCGATGGCCTTGACGATGTTCCCGAAGGCTGCGACGCCTGCGTTTCCGCACTCGGACATCTTCATCCCCAGCCCCTTCACGGCGCTCGCCATCTGCTCGATCTTGCCCGTGTTGACGCCGAAGGCGCTGCCGAGACCGGCGAAAGCAGAAGCCGAGGTCTTGTCAAGGTCCTTCAGACTCTGCTTGACCTCTTTCGCGCCTTTTTCAAAATCTTTGGTGTCACTCCCAAAGATGATCTTCATGTTGGGGTCTTTCGTGGACATAGTTACCAGCCAGTTAAATCTCTTAATTTATCCAGTGAGGCCTTCTTCTCCTCGGGCGTCATCTCGGCCAGACCACCATCGTCCGGGACTTCCTCCGCGTCCCAGGGGAAGGGAAGGAACTCATGCGGCCTCACCGCCTTACCCTGGGCGAGCTGGATGTTGAACAACCGGAGGCCCACGGCCCGGGCCACCTCTGCGACGTGTCTCCGGTCTGCTGCCCGGTCTTCGTTCCAGGCTACCATCGCCTCCCAGAACACGCCCTGGCGGAGGAGGCCGAAGGCCTCAAGGGTAAGCCCGAGGCGGGCGATAGCCCAGCCCCGGACCTCGCCTATCGTCAAACTGCGGGCTCCGCCTCCCGCGTCTCTTTTTTTTCTTCCCCGACACTCCGCTGAGGGCTCGACTGCCTGACGTAGATGTCGAAGAAACGCCGGACGTCCTCGGGGCTGATGAGTGTGCCGAGGTCCAGCGCGGAGGGGGCCCCGTCCCGCCCGTCGAGCCGCTCGCCTTCCGCGATGCAGGCCGCCATCAGGGCGGTGAGCTCGGAAGGCTTGATGCTGTCGATGCGGGAAAGCTCGTCGAGCGTATTGCGGCCGACGGCCTCAAGGTAGGCCGTCAGGGCGTTCCAGTTCGACTCGACCCGGTAACGCCGCCCAGCGATTTCGATGTAGTCCTTCGCCATGGCTCACCCGGTTAGCTGATGGGAGTCATCGTGCCGGTGACGCGGAAGTCCACGGTGTAGGTCGCGTCGTCGGAAGCGTTGGAACTCTCGGAGTAGTTCGTGATGATGCAGTTGCCGCTGTAGCCCTGCCCGCCCGTGGCGATGTACTTGAACGCGAGGACCGCCTGGCTGCCCGTCCTCAGGGCGTTGGCCAGCATGGTGTTGCGGAAGCTCTTCGCGGCGGTGTCGCTCCCCAGCTCGATGAGACCGGAAGCCCGGAACGTGATGTCGTGACCCGTGACCGCGACCTGCGTGGCGCCCTGGTCGTCCTTCGTGAGGGACTCCTTCGTGCGCGCCGCGATGGTCAGGTCGTCCTGCGTCCTGCCGGCGAGGGTCTTGTCGCCGATCTTGAACGCGATGTTGTAGCCTTCGATTGCCATAATTTTGTGCTGTTAAAAGGTTGGATCATTTTCGTGACCTCACGAAAATGCTATATGATTTTATCCCTGCTGGTCTTCGACCGGTTCGTCCGTCGGAGACGTCTCAGCTTCTTCTTCCTCTTCTTCCGCGGGCGCCGTCCATGTAGGCTCGCCTACCACGCGGAAGTCCACCGTGAGCGTCGCATTGTCGGAAGCGTTGGAGCTCTCGGACAGGTTGGTGATGACACAGACGCCCTCGAGCATCGAGTCCTCCAGCACATAGCGGAAAGGGATCTCCGCCTGACTGCCCGACTTGAGGGAGTAGCCGACAAGCTGGTCGCGGGTGATGTGCAACTGAGACGACACCTCCACCAGAGCGGAGGCGCGGAAAGTGATGTCCTGCCCGACCACTCCGACCTGGGCGCTGCCCTCGTCGTCCTTAGTCAGGCGCTCCCGTGTCCGCGCGGCGATGGTCAGGTCGTCCTGCGTCCGGCCCGCGATCACCTTTGGCGCCTGCATCGGGTCAAAGCTGAGGCGGAACGCTATATTATATCCTTCAATTGCCATGTCATTTATACTGGTTAAGTGTGTAGTCTAACTCGATAACCCAGACGCCGTCCATACAGTCCTCCCTGGAGTCCAAGAGCCGAGCAGTGAAACGGACCCCCTCATACGCCTCGCCTTCCACGGCACCCGCGAAGTCCTCAGCGATCGCCGCCTGGATGGAGGCGGAGAAGGCCTCGGCTTCGTCGATGTCGTCGGAGACGGAGCGGATGGTGAGGCTGCCCACGATCTTGTAAGCTCCGTCCTTGTCGTACCTGTACTCGACAGGCAGCTCGAAGGTGACGTAGGGGTAGCGGTCAATCTCGTCCTCCGAAAGGGCGGGATTGACGGCGTGCGCCCTCAAAGCGCCCACCAGCTTGTCGTGCAAATACTCGGTCATCGTTCCTTCAGTTTGTCCTCCCGCGCCTTGACGCTGTCCTGGAAAGCCCGGAGGAAGGCGCCCTGCGCCGGAGCGATTGCGGCATCGTAGAAATTCTCGTGAGGCTGCCCGACTTCGTTCCGGCGCTTCCGGCTCAGCTTCTTGATCGGATAGTCGAACTTGTGGTTCTTGTCACGGCGCGCCAGGGTGCCGTAGTTCTTCCAGTAGGCCTTGAACCAATCGCTCGGCTCATCCGTCCCGCTCTTCACCTTGTTGAAGGCGCCGACCAGGGCGCTCCAGTCTCCGGTGAGGGAACCCCTCACGACCTTACAGGACACCAGCCGCTTGAACCGTCTCGGCATCGCCCGGCGGATCTCCTTCGCTGCCTGCTTGCCACCGTCCTTCAGCGCCTGCCTCACCACCTTCAGGAGGTTCTGCGGAGCCTGGTCGAAGCACTTTAAGGCATCGTCCAGCCCGGTGATGTATGCACTTATGGCCGGCATCAGTCAACGGCGTGGAGGGTTAACTGACAAAGAGGGGACACCCGGGAGATGGGGTCTATCGCGGTTATCTCGTAAGAGCGGCCGTCCACGACCACACGCCAGCGGGTCGTGAGGTCCTGCACCTTGTAGATGGTGAGGGTGATCTCCTGGCCCTCTTCGAGGTTCGTGTTCGTGACCGTCTCCGACACCGTCCGCTCGACCTTTGCGTAGACCTGCCCGTAGTCCTGGAAAGTGTATTTTTTCGCGCCCTGCCTACCATACGTGATGACGCAGGAGCGAAGGAGTACGAGCGTGTCCAGCTGGCCGATGTTAATCCTGTTCTCCATCGTCCAGTCCCCAGCTCCGGTAAGGACGGAGCAGGTTCTGGGACGCCTTCGTCAGGGTCTCCACGCTGTCCGTCGGGTTGTTGAAAAGGCTCGCGGCGTGCATCAGGATGGCGGCCTTCATGTCAGGGGGGATGCACTCGTAGCCGGCCTCGTAGGTGACCGTCATGCTCGTACCCTCCCCCTTCACATGGAGAGTCCTCCCGTCCACGCTGTAGTCCGTGACGGGCTCCCCGTCCACCTCAAGGCTCTCGACCACGGGGCCGGGAACCTTGAGAACGAACAGAGAAGCGAAAGGAACCGTGGCGACGAACCGTGACCGGAGGATGACCTTGCCGATGTGGTGCTCCGCATGGACCACCGCGGCCATCAGCTTCGCATGGAGCTCGGCGTCCAGGTCGTCGGAAGTCATGCGGATGTGACGCTTGAACTCCTGAAGGAGCTCATTGGTGCCAGCAACAAAGGTCCTCTCGGTCATGGGTCAGTCGTTTAGGCGTTGGTGGTCAGATCCTGGACAGCGGCGAAGCTCTTCGGCTCGGCGACCACGCAGTCGTCCCAGCTGTTGAGCACCATACGGACGTCACCGTTCTCGGCGAGGGTGTAGGGATCGATGACCATGTCAATCCCTCCCCAGTGGCCAATGTACAGGTCCTCGAAGTTGCCGAAGATCATCGCGGAGCACTTCTGCGAAGATGTGCCCTTGGTGATGTTGGACGGGACGAGGTTGGTCCAGTCGATCGGGTAGCCGTTGATGGTGTCGCCCTCGAGCAGGAAGCGGGCGGTGTTGCTCGCGCGCTCGATGGTCTTCAGATCGCCGATGACCTTGGCGTTGGTCAGGTACGCGAGCTTGCCGCGGTTGGCGTTCGCGGCGTTGACCTTGGTCTCCAGCTCCACGACCTTGGCCCAGGTGATGGGGCCGCCGTTGGTGCCGATAGCCACGGAACCGATGCCCGTGGTGTTGAGGATACCGGTGGGCTGGTTGTTGGAACCGGTGCCGGCGATGGCCGCGGACTCGAGCAGGGTGGCGTGTGCCTCCTGGATCTTGTTCCAGACGATGTTCTCGACGTCGATGGAGGTCTGACGGAGCAGGTCCTTGGAGAACGCGCCGACGATGGCGTTGCGGTGCGGGGTCATCGTGACGCGGGCGAAAGTGGACTTGGAGACGGAAGCGCTGGCGCCTTCCGCGAGCCACTGGGCCGTCATGCTGCCGGCGCCCACCAGAGGCAGGGTACCGACCAGGTCGCTCAGGACCGTAGCGCCGAGCTTGACCACGGCCATCCGCTCCTTCAGCCCGTCGATGTAACGGGGAGGCATCTCGGACTTGGCGTAGCCTCCGTCTGCGTTGGTGGTGTAGTTCTGGCCGGCACTTGCGCGGAGAGCGGCGGAAGGAAGGACGAAGCCCTTCTTGGACAGGCCGAGGCGCTCGTACTCCTTCGCGCCCATCTCGGCGACGTCAGCCTCGAGGCCGGTGAGCTTGCCCTCGGATGCCTCGCGGATGAACTTGACGATGGAGAAGGAACGCTGGGCGTCCTGCTCCAGCTGGGTGAACTGCTTCTCAGCCAGCCTCTGCTGGGCGGCCTCGACCTTCGTCGTGGCGTCCAGTTCGTTGGTGAGGTCTACAGCCTTCTGCACGGCGGCTTCATAGGCAGCCTTGTCGGCCGTAGCATCCATGGCCCGGACGGTTTCGACCTGGGCCTTGAGATCCTTGCGGATGTCTGCGATTTTGCGCATAGTTGTTTGGTGTTTGGGTTATACATTAGCAGCCGACGCTGCCATTACGATCTGTGCACGCTGCACGACGGCATCGAGCGCCGCGGAGCGATCCTCGCCGGAGTCCTTGGCGCCTTCCCCCTTCTCGGCTTCTGCCTCGGCACGGAGGGCCTTCAGCTCCTCCGCTGCGCTGTCCTCGCCCTTGCGGGTCGCGTTGGCGTTCGCGGGGATGTTAACGACGGAGATCTCCAGGAGCTCCTGACCGGCGTAGTAATACGTCTCACGCTCTTCACCGGGGCCCTCGTCACCCTTGCCCCAGGCGCCCTTCCCGAGGGGAAGGAAGCCGACGGACACGGCATTAAGGGAGCCGAAAAGGACCTTCTGGTAAACCTTCTCCGCGAGCTCGTTGATTTCCTTCGGCTCGAAGGTAATGTCCACCAGCAGGACGCCATCCTCAACGTAAGCGCGGCCCTTGCCGATGACGAAGTCCACGTCCTTCGTATCGAACGCGCCGTAGACCTCGTGGTTGTAGCCAATGAGGGGATTGGCGTTGAAGCGCCGGAGATCCCAGCCCTCCTGGTTGAGGACGGTGTGGGCGCTGTCACGCGACCCGTCGGACGCGACGAAAGTCACCGTGCGGGTGTCGGTGTCCTTCTTCCGGATCTCGGGCACAAACGCCCGCGTTAAAATCTTGTCCATAGTGTTAACTGTTCTTGTCCATAGTGTTAACTGTTATCTTCCTCTGTCTGCCCCACCACGCCGGTGTTCAGCGGGTATAGCATGTCGTCCAGGCCCTCCTTCCGCTGCAGGCCCTCCAGCTCGCGCACCTCGTTCCGGCTCATGTAGCCGTCGAGGATGGCGTTGTGATAGTAGTCGCTGCGGGCCTGCGTGTCACCACGGAGCAGGCCGTCAAGACCGAACTTGACGATGTACTCGCCGAGCTCGTCGGAAAAGAAGAGCTTGCGCTCCAGTTCATCCTCCAGCCGCTTGACCGTAGGCCGCAGGCTGTACTGGACGAACTGGATCGTCTGGTGCTCGATATTGCTGAAGGTCGCGTGGGAGAGCTCCGCGACCATGTGAGGCGGGATGTTGATGATGCGGCAGACGTCCTGGATAGACAGCGTCTCCGACTGGATGAGCGCAGCCGCGACCGGATTGACGGAGAGCTGCTTGTACTTGACACCGTACTCCAGCAGCGGCACCTCGAAGTTCCGGGCGCTCGTCTTGAAATGCTTCATGAAGGCCTCGAACTCCTTGTCCCCAAGATTGCCCTCGGTCTCCAGGACAGCCTTGATATTGCCGCCGCGCTCGTAGAACTCGGACGCGAACTTCTCCGTGGCGAGAGACTTCCCGAGCGCCATCGCGTTATATATGACCGGGTTCACGCCCTTGATGCCGTCAAGCGTCACGAGCATGAAGTGCAGCATGTCATCGTCAGACCACACGCCGGTGAGCCACGCACGGGCGGGATCCGGGCACTGGACCTTGTACCACTTGCGCCCCTCGATGATCGTGATGCCCACGACCCAGGACGGGTGGATCTGATGGAGGGAGACCGGCAGGCCCGCGCCGTCGCGCTTGATGAGCGCGTAGGCGTTACCCCAGCCGTCCAGCCACGTGTTGATGACGTTCCAGAAGTCGAACTTGTTGGTGTAGCTGTTGGGCCTGACGTTGATCAAACGGAAGGCCGGATGGTAGGAGGCGTCGACATAACCCTCCGACGTGTGCCGCTTGACATACTTCGGGAAGGACGCGATGTTCTCCGACCGGATGCGGATGCCCGCGTACAGGGCCGTGATCTTGAGCGCTGCCTGGTTGTTGACGGCTACGCCAAAAGGAGCGGCCGCCCCGACAAGACTATCCGGGGCCACCGTTACGGTAGCATCACTTCTACGTGATGCCATCCATTTGCTTATGCGGGTAAACAGAGGCATAGAAGCGACTTTGTGCAAAGATATGGCACAAGGCCGCTTCGGGACGGGACATTTGTCCCGTTGTTTATCTGCGCCTCGTCAATCTCTCGCGGGCCTTCCTGAAGGCCTCGTAAGAAGGGAACTTGGGCTCGCCGTACTCGGCCTCGTACTCCAGCTCCATCTGCGCGTAGCAGGCCCGGAACGTGAGCCGCCCGCCCTTCCGGCGGTCCGCCTGGATTCGCTCCCAGAATACCCCCGAGAAGCCGCGCTTGGTCACCATTCGCTTCAAGTCTTCCATGTCTCAGTCGTTCATTGATATGACACGGAGCGAATGCTCCTTGTAGATCTCCTTCGTCTCCCCGCCGGTCTCGTCCAGCCAGCCAAATACCGCATCGGTAAGGGCGACCACGCCGTCGATCTTGTTCCGGCTGCGCGCCTTGTCCAGCTTGATGTTCGCGTTGGGGTCCGTATAAATTACCACGTTCCGGAACATCCACCGGATGACCGGATTGTCCAGGAAGTTCAGCCGGTGCTGCAGCACCTCCGTCTGGACCCACTTCGCAGGGACGCTCATGTACCGGATGCTCTGCTGCGCCGCGAGCAGCTCGTCCTGGTACTTGCTTAGCTTCGGGACGATGTTCCACATCGCCCAGGGGTCGTAGCTCAGCCGCTTGATGTCGTAGGACTCCAGCTCCCTGAGCAGGAAGTCCACGAACCAGTCCTCGTCGAGGACCTTGCCGGGGGTCACCGTCAGCCAGCCCTGCTCCCTCCAGAGGCGGTAGTCCACCCGGTCCTTCACCTCCTCCACCTTCGCCTCCGGCACCACGAAAAGGAAACGCGCCACCCGGAAGGCGGGGAAGAAAAGGCAGACCGCGGAGATGTCGCCCTTGGACGCGAGGTCGAGGCCGACGTAGCACTCCGCCCCCCGGAGCTCGTCCTGGTCGAAGGGCGCATTGTTCTCCTTGACGTCCTCGTCGGAGATCCACACGTCCGGAGCGTTCACCCACATGTTGAGGTTCTTCGTCTGGAAGGCGACCTGGTAGGTGCCGCCCCGGAGCTTCGCCTCCTCGCACTCTGCCCTCATGTAGTCCACGCTGAGGGACACCCCGAGGTTGGGGTTGACCTTCGCCCACGTCGCAGGGTCGTCCCAGGCGTCACCTTCGTCCGGGCAGAAGAGCAGCAGGAAGTGGTTGTCCTTCTCCTTCAGCCCGAGCAGGATGTCCCGGTAGACCTCGATGTCGGAGAAGTAGGGGTTGCTGGTGTCCGTGCCTGCCGTGGAGATGGACAGCAGCATCGGCTGGCGCCGGGCGCCCATGCCGGTCTTGATGACGTCGTAGATCTCCGTCGTGGGCCAGGCGTGGCGCTCGTCACAGATCGCCGCGTAGATGTTGAGGCCGTCCTTGTTCTTCGTGTCCTTGCTCAGGGGCTTGAACACCCCGGCGTTCTTCGGGGACTTCATGCCCCACTGGTAGGGCTTCGTGTCCACGGCGAAGATGGACGTCCGGATAAGCTCCGCGCTGGCGTCGTAGCAGAGCCGGGCCTGCGCCTGGTCCACCGCGGCAGTGTACACCTCCGGACCGGCCTCCCCGTCCTTGAGCAGGAAGTAGGCCGCGAAGATGGCGGCGAGGAAGGTCTTCCCGTTCTTCCTGGGCACGTAGACATCCGCGTAGGTGTACTTGCGCAGGCCTGTGTCGCGCCGCTTCAGCCCGATGACGTTGGCCATCAGGAAGAGCTGCCAGTCCTCCGGCTGGAAACGCAGCCCGGCCATCGGGCCCTTGTAGTGCTTGAACTCACCCGCGAAGCAGACAAACCGGTTGAAGGCCTTCTCGTCGAAGTAGAGATCCGGGCGCGCCAGATCTGCCTGCCACCGCTCGATGGCCTTCCGGACCATCAGGCAGCATGGGATCTCGCCGGCGAGCGACTTCCGGCACCACTCCTGGACCCGCTCGATGTTAGTCGTTCTCTTCATCCCACGCCTCCGATGCTGTCTTCGTCTTCTCTTCACCACGCAGGCGCTTGCGCCCGGTGGGCGTGAGGCCCAGGCGGATTGCCGTCGTCTCGTAGGCGTTCTGCGCCTTGGCCATGATGTCCACGGCCGGGTTGGTCTTCCACTTCGTGCAGCCCCGGTCCTTGAACTCGATAACCGTCCCCATGCGCTGGACGTCCTTCGCAGCGATGCGGGCCAGCACCACGTTCCGGGCGTAGCCGGCGATGACTGGGATGTCAACCAGGCGGAACAGGCCCTGGTCCGACAGCGTGCCGACCACGTTGCGGAAGACGGTCCGCTCCGCCTCCGTCAAAGCCTTGTAATCGGTCGTTCCGTAAATCTTCAATCGTTCTTGCTTGTTCATGTCTGACTCTGTTTCTGTTATGGGGCTAAGGCCCCGGATTTTACTTTTTGCGGGAGCAAAAG